GAAGTAACAGCAATGGGCGATTCGTCACACAAGTTCGTCAAGGGCTTAGAGGCATCAACAGTTACAATCGACTTCCTCAATGACACAGCATCAGCAAATGTTCTTGCGACACTTCAAGCTGCATGGGGAACAACTGTTACTTGCGTATTCCTACAGACAAAGGGAACAGCAGTTTCTGCTACAAACCCTCTCTACACAGTTTCATTGCTAGTCAATAACACAACAGACATCAATGGTGCTGTTGGCGATATTGGCACACAATCAATCACATTTACTGCTAACTCAACAGTTGCAGTAGCCACAACAGGTACTTTCTAAACAACTAAACTAAGGGGCAAAGCATGGCAAAGTTAAAAGTAACAAGGGCAGATGGACAAGTTGGCGAATACCCAATCACTCCATTGATTCAGTACGGATTCGAGATTTACGCCAAGAAGGGCTTTCACAAGGCGATAGTCGAGGATTCTAAAATGAGCGATATCTTCTGGCTTGCTTGGGAATGTATCCGCCGTTCGGGTGAAACTGTTAAGCCATTTGGAGAGCAATTCATTGAGACCTTGACTTTGGTCGAGGTGCTAGATGATGACCCTTTGGCTTAGGGCGCGACTCGATCACCTATCTGATTGCTAAATTAAGTGTCAGACTCGGGATCGCGCCACAACAATTATTAGAGCTAGATGAAGTAATGCTGAAGAACTTAATTAAAGTTCTCCAAGATGATGCGAAGGAGGCTAGAGATGCCAGCAACCGTCAAAGGCGGCGTTGAACTCCGTAAGGCACTTCGCAACTATGCACCAGAATTAGGTAAAGAAAGTCAGAAAGAAATTGCCAATGTCCTTAAGCCTGTTGTAAAAGAAGCTAGAGGATTCGTGACAGGTTCGCCGTTAACTAACTGGGCGCGTGAAGGCGGCAAGTTCCCTGTGTTTAACGCATCTATTGTTAAGCGCGGTATTGGTTACAAGACAACGCCATCAAAACCTAACCGTAGAGGCTTTACAGCATTAGCGCAGATTCGTAACCGTTCAGCAGCAGGCGCTATTTATGAAACAGCAGGTCGTAGAGCGCCAGGAACAAAGCCATCGGCTCGTCCTAACTTTGCTCAGGCAATGGGCCCACTTACAGGGTCAGGCAAAGAGCGTGGTCGCTTAATTTACAAAGCTTGGGAAAATGACAAAGGTAATGCTACAAAGGCTGTTCTAAAAGCTATAGATAATGCTGGTAAGACTTTTAACCGAATGGTAGGCACTCGCTGATGGCTAATGTAGTAATTGATATTGCAGCCGAATATACTGGCAATAAGGCATTTAAGCAGGCGGAAACTGCTACACAGAAACTTGAGAAATCCGTTGCTAAGTTAGGCAAGCAATTACTTGGAGTTTTTGCTGCAAGTAAATTATTAGCATTTGGGAAGAACGCAACCAAAGCTTTTGCTGCTGATGAAAAGGCTGCACGATCACTAGCCTTAGCCTTAGCCAATACTGGGAATGCCTTTGCTGCTATCGAAGTCGAAAAGTTTATTGGTGATTTACAGCGCGCTACTGGCGTTTTAGATGATGAACTACGCCCAGCCTTCAGAACTTTACTGACAGCCACAGGCAATGTTAAGAAGTCACAAGATGGTTTAGCACTAGCTCTTGATATTGCAGCAGGTACAGGCAGAGATTTAGGCGCTGTGTCTTTGGCACTTGCAAAGGCTTATGGCGGTCAAACCACTGCGCTTAGCCGTTTAGGTGCAGGCTTATCTAAAGCCACACTTGCATCGGGTGACTTAGATTTAATTATCGGAGAACTAACTAAAAAGTTTTCAGGACAGGCATTAGCTGCTGCGGATGGCTATGCAGGATCGATGGCGAAACTTGCAGTTGCTTCTGAGAATGCTAAAGAGATTATCGGTAAAGACCTGCTTGATGCCATGCAACTCATTGCAGGCGAAGAAGGCATCGGTGGTGCTGCAACTTCGATGGAAAGATTTGCCACTCAAATCGGTAACGCTGTGTATGGCATTGGTATTTTGATTGCTAAAATTAAATCAATTCCTGGCTTAGATACATTGGTAAAACTTCTAGAATTAAGTATTAGATATAGTCCAGCAGCAGGGTTATCAGCACTTGGTGCTTCCAACAAGCCAGGCACGCCTGCTCAATCACCAGGACAACGCGCAGCCATTGATAAAGCCAATAAAGATGCGCTGAGATTACAGAAGCAACAGAACAGCCTAAAAACAATCGACAACAACGCAACGGCTCGAAAGATTGCCCTTACAGGTGATGAACTAGCGCTCAAAGAACTAGAGAAGAAGTTTGATGTTGAGCGCATTGGTTTATACACAGCACTCAATCAGACTACTGATTCAGAGACAAAGATGCGCTTGTTGTCTTTGATGGCTATTCATGATCAGAATACTGCTATGGCTGGACTAATTAAGAAGGCTAATGAAACAGAAGATGCTTTCGGGTCACTTTTGGAAGCCCTTAGAGCAACAATCAGCAAGATGTATCAAAGTATTCTTCCTGAAATTAAGCAATTACAAGCAGCAACTCTCGGACCAAACACTCCAATCGAGCAACAAAGAGCCATAGTCAATGAGAAATTGAGATTGGCAATGCCAGACATTACAGCGCTTCAAAACGCTATTGGATTTAGACCTGCATCCATAAACACAGCTACCAGTGGTGGCTCACCTACCTACATCATTAACGCGCAAGGCATAGGCGATCAACAGATTGCATCAGTAGTTCAGGGAGCAATCCAAGACCTCAACAGATACGGAAGTTCAACCACTTACGCTGGAGCAATCTAGTGGCAGTACCAATAATCAATGCAATTATTAACTTCTCAACTGGTCCATCCAATGCTGAGGCATTTATTATTGGTTCAGGAATCTTTGGGGTCAATGTTTTAGCTGATAGCGCAGCGGTAATTGTTGATGTATCTAATCAAGTCGATTCAGTTCAAACCAGCAGAGGGCGCAATGCTCAAGCTGACCAATTCCAGACAGGTCAATTAACCCTACGCATTGTGGATCAGAATGGCGATTTCAACCCACAGAATACTGCCAGTCCTTACTATGGCTTACTTAACCCAATGCGTAAGGTTGCAATAACAGCTACTTGGAACTCAGTTACTTACCCAATCTTTTCAGGCTTTATTACAGGCTACTCAACCACAACGCCTAAGTTCACAGGCGATATTGTCTATACAACTATTACAGCTGTGGATGCCTTCAGACTTGCGCAGAACGCACAGATTTCAACAGTTACAGACTCAGGGGCTGGTCAATTATCAGGCACTCGCATCAACAAGATTCTTGACCAAATCGGATGGCCTGCCTCTATGCGTGACATCGATGCTGGACAGACAACCCTACAGGCAGACCCAGCAAGCCCTAGAACAGCCCTAGAAGCCATGCAGACGGTCGAACTTAGTGAATATGGCTCTTTGTATGTATCCGCTTCCGGTGAGTTTATATTCCAGGACAGAGCCTTTACAACGAGCAGCGTAAATGCCACGCCAATTGTCTTTAATGACGATGGCACAGGCATTCCGTATTTCAACGCTATCTGGCTTCTGAACGATGTGCTTATCTATAACTCAGCCCAGATTACTCGCACAGGTGGCACAACCCAGAGCGCTATCAATCAGGCATCTATTGACAAGTATTTCGTTCACTCTTACAACCAGCAGAACCTGCTTATGGAAACCGATGCAGTAGCCCTTGACTATGCTCGGGCTTATGTGGCATCAAGAGCTGAGACCACAACTCGATGCGATGCCATCACCCTTGACCTTTACACTAACAATTACGATGCAGGAATTACAGCTGCCTTAGACCTAGAGTTCTTTGATCCTGTAACTATCACAACTACGCAACCAGGCTCATCAGCCTTGACTAAAACTTTGCAGGTGTTCGGCGTAGCTCACAGCATTACGCCTAATTCTTGGAAAACCCAATTCACAACCCTAGAACCAATCATCGATGGATTCATCATTGGATCGTCTTTATACGGTATTCTAGGCACTAGCGTTCTTTCGTACTAAGGAGATATAATGCCAACTTTTCCAGCAGCCACAGGTGATGTGCTTACAGCCAACATGTACAACGGGCTGACTAGCTTCACAGTTGGCACAGCAAACACAAGCGACTACACAGCAGTTCTAGCCGATCAGTACCAAGTTCTTGAGGTAATGAACAAGGCAACTGCTATTGCGTTTAAGATTCCTACTAACGCATCTGTTGCGTTTCCTATTGGAACTGCAATCACAGTCTTAAACATTGGTGCAGGTACTTGCACAATCTCAGCAGTAACACC